GAACGTGCCGGACTTAGGTGTTGTAATAGTTCAGTGTCAGTATGGAATTTTATTACTGTATCGTGAATTTCCTGTCGTGTATAGCCTTGAAACAGTTCTTTCACCACAGCAATAAGGCCGCTAGGTATGCAGGCATTAGACTGTCCGTAAATATGTGCTACGTCGTTCAGATAGGTGCAGCAGAAATATGTTTGGCTTACACAGCCTTGTATTTTGTTTTCAGGGATAACCATGTGTGCCGGCATGGGTTGTTGTTCGTCGGATAGCAAAATGAGATAATCAAACTTATCATGCCATTCGCCCAAATCGTTGAACATATCAACAAATTCCTGTTGTTTTTCTTCTAGTGTCATAATACTGATTTTGAATTTTCGAACATAGCCGACCAACCGCTTCGACCATAAAAAGTTTCGGGTGCGATGGGATAGATATCGGCTGGAAATTTTATTAAACTCAGATACCCGCATGAATCGGGTTCTGTCTGATCAGTCTGCATTTGGTTCAAAATAGCATTAAGCACATTGTTACACTCGTTCATCAGCAAGGCTTCGTTTAGATTATCATTATTTCCAAAGCTGAAATCACGACAAAGATTTATACCTATTTTTTCACTCACTCCATCGGTGGTGAGCGGATTATAAGAAAATGCTCCATATTCGACGAATAAGACAAATCCTTTAGAATTGCTTATTTTATCCTCTACGTATTTTCGATCGGCCGAAACGATAAAGGTGCCTATGCCGGGGAACACCAAGTCGTCAGACTGATTCAAAATGTCCGAAACTAATTCGTCGTAACCTTCGTTTTTAGTTTCAGTTGTTTGTGAAAACAAATCGGTCAACACGGTTTTAGGGACAAACCGTGAAAAATACTTGTAAATATCAATGATGTAATCCTGCTTATTCATTGCTTAATCTGTTTATATCGTTGATGGTTAATCCTGTGCGTTGTGCCAGTTCATCAAGCTTGATGCCCGAAGCCAGCGCGTTATTGATAGAATCTTTCAATGCTTTGATCTGAGCATTAAAAAAATCAATGATGTTTTTATCTTCAACGAATGAATATCCTTCTTTCTCGAGAAAAAGCATTGTTTCGCTTAAACCCAGGTTTATTTTATCGGGGTCGAAATCTTCACCACTTTTGCGACTGTATAGAATGCTGTAGGTTGAATGTTCGCGAAAAAACTTTACAATGCCGGTAAACCAGTACATCACGCCAAATGGTATTTCAGGGGAAAATTTCTTCACCACATGCATCGAAAAACCATACAGCACACACATGATTTTATTCATGCAATAAGCCTTGACATTGACGTCGTCCGATTCGTTGTATGCCTGAAGCAGATCCATGCAGTCGGTGTACTGCTTAGCGGTTATATTCGTTTCAACGGTTACATCACGATCGAACATCGGGGCGCAATCTGAGTAAACAACAATAGGATTTTGGGCAAAATGGTAGTTAGGAATTATTTTACTTTCTTCGAGATCAAATGCAAAATTAAATCTCTCAGCTAGCTGTATAAGATTGAACTGGATATTTTCTTGTATTTCGGCTTCATGCTCCAGCATTTCACGAAATCGCTCTTTGCCTAAAAATAGTCGATAAAAGATTATATAGAAAAAGCGTTTGAATCCAAACCAAAACCCGCGTGTTTTCGCCGGCCGGTAACCTGTGAATTCTATAAGCAAATTTAGTTTGAACTTAAATGGTGTAATTTCATTGGCAAAAAGCAATATCATATTGCGAAAAACAAATGGTATATGCTTCGGGGGCACATCTTCCCAACATTCGGGGATGTTGATTGTGGATCGTTTTAGGTGGATCGTTTTCATTGGTTAGTTATTTTTTATTTCAATATCCAAAAGAATCACTTTCTTTTGCTCCCTGTGATTTGTAAACCTGAGTAGAAGCTTTTCCGGAATTTTCGACCGTAGCTTTGCTTGCAATTTCGAGATCCAGCGCACGCCAATAGGCATCGGCTTTCATTTGAAATTCTGTTGACACCTTATCACGAATATATTTTTCCGATAGATCCTTTTTATTTTTTGAATCCATTTCGTTATTTATCTCCAGCCGAATAGTTTCAGGAAGACAATAATACGATAGTATACGACAAGCACGCGCCATAGTTTCATAACACACAGCACAAGCAATATCATCTGTTTTCTCTGATTTTGGTATTCGGCTCAAAACATTTTCTTTCCAAACTGATCGAATGATCCAATTTGCATTAAGCATAAAATATTCTGAATTAACGCCTACCCACTTTTTGAAATCATCCAACGTTACCGGAAGTTCTGCAAATTCATTTTGTTTATCTGAGCCTTTCCAATCGGCAATTTTATCTCCATTGGTGTTTAATTGTTTAATCAATTGATTCATCCAAAACCATGCATCATTAATAAGTTTATTGTCAAGCTCATCCTTTTGATACTTGAATATAGTGGTTTCAGTATCTGTTTTTTTGATAGTTATACCATCATTACCAATTTTGGCAATTAAAAAAATGGAATGTGCATATAAAGCAAAATTCAGCATAGCGCTTTGTAGACAATCGGTTAATTCTGCATTTATTTCAGTCTCCTCATTGGCTTCAACAGCCGGAACTTCTGGAACATCATCGTGTGCCGGAATAGCATCAGAAGCTACGGTAACAGCAGCTTTACCGTCACAAAGTTTGTTATACAGATTCTGACCGATTAGATCGGATATCTCTACTCCTACTTTTGTCAACGGGCTTTCAAGATTGTCGAATTCTAGGGTTAAGTTAGCCCCGGAAAGTTTTTTCTTTAATATTGAAGAAAAACCAGTGCGTACAAATGGTATTTTTAGCATGATATTGCGATTATATTGATTAAGATTTTGCTGGATCCGCCGTTGCTGTATTAGCTAACCGATCCTTTGGTGTAGTGTCCTGTTGTTTTGCGGGGATATCAATCCAGAAGCCATATTTCAGACCAAGCGTCTTTGCATAGGGAAAATTAATGTACAAAGCGCGATTTAGCTCTTTCAGGATAAAGTGCTCATCCCACGTAAGCGATGATACATACAGCAGATAATTGTAATAGACATCAGCACCCGCAAGCGAAATAACGCCATCTTTATCTACACCGGTGATTGCTCCGGGAATTCCCAAAGAAGCCAATACAACCTGATCAGAGCGTTTGTCATTACTATTAATAGATTCAATGTATTCCTTGAATTTACCCGGCATTTCCTCAAATTTCCAAGGCACATCACCGTATTGGACTGTTGCATACATTTTACCCTGATTTTTACCCTCACCGGACATCATGCTTGTTATTCGTCGCAATTCATTTACGATCAAATCATCAACCATAGTTTCAAAGAAACGGTATGGTTTTCCCTTATCATCAACTAATTTAACACCACGATATTCGGTTTGTAAAGGCGTTTGGTCATCTCCTGTTAGATTTGAGTTACAAATATCAGTCAAGCTCTGTTTTTGCTGTTGCACCCACGCTCCTGGTATAATTGTATGAACGTGGTTATTCAGTGCATTTTTAAAGTATGAATTTGTATATTTGGGAGCCAAATTTGAGGATTTAATATACTCGTAGGCACCTTTAAACCAATCATTGTACGCATATACCCATTTAGCAAATGGCTGATCGGAATTGAAAGCAATCGACACCGGGTATTTGGTCGGGTTACGTGGATCAAAACGCGGATAAACATCATACTGGTGTGTAGATATATACAACCAATCTCCAACAATTATATATTGGCAATCTTCCAACTTAATACGTTTATGAGTCCAATCACCTGTAGCAGCTGGACGAGCTTCATCTGATCCCACATAACTAAGTGCATCAATAGAAGCTGATGCACCAATACGACGACCTTTATTAAATTGATATTTAGAAACACAGGTTTTGACATTATAATAATCAGTTGCAAGCTTTCGAACATATTCCCACATAGAGTTATATCCTTTTTCTTCCCAACTATTGCCCCAATCATCTATTTTAGAATCAACCCATGGAACTCGCACACGTCGTGCATTTTCGTCAGTACCAATTACACGCTCCTGAAATAAACGCGGACCTTTTCCGAATAAAAAATCAACTTGTTTTTGTATTAACTGAGGAATCAATTTGTGTTCGCCGGTTACGGCTGCCACTTCTTGTGGATAAAGATTATGCCCTTCTCCCCATAACGGAATGCTATAATCCTCCAACCGCATGCACACACGATCAGTTGAATATTTGCTGTAAATTGTTTGGTATTGTTTGGTTAGAATATCTTCACGTTCTGATGTTCCCTGAATTTCGAATGTCAAAACATTTTGCTTGTTATATGCAAAACCTCTGGTTTTTCCAGTGAATTCAACAGGTATATCTGTACTTGCAATGTTTTCATTTATCGATTTATTTTTACGTGCCATATTTATTGATTAAGTAATTATTGTTCAATCCATTTTACATTCAAAAATTCATAATTTGGCGGAAAGGCTATTTTTCTAAGCAATTTTTTAAAACATTGTCGGGCTTCACCTGTATCTGTATTTTCAAAATAGAGATAATGATCTGAATTAATACTTAATCCTTCGCCTTTCATGGCTGGTCGTATCCGACAATTTTCATATCTTCGAACTTCTCCCCATTCTCTTCGAGTCAGATCACAGGTGATAAATACAATTGAAAAAGTTGCACCTGGAATGAGTTTTAAATTTCGGATCCGGATAAAAGCATCGGCACCGCTAATAGTTTTCTCCATATTTTTAATACAAAAAAAGCCCATTAAAATGAGCTTTAAAAGGACAATTCATAGATTATCAAGTTACATAATTGCCTGAACCAATTGGCGAAATTTGCTTTCGTTCGGAGTCAGGGAGAATGTAACTAAATTCGCCCCATAACAGGTATAATAAGGCTGATGAAATTTGGGTAGAATAAAAAGCCTGGTCTTTATACTCCAGTTCTTTTTCTGACTTTTTGTCTAATTCAACCTGACCATCGGTACGCTTCAGCGGTGAATGGTTGATCGATGATATCAACGCTTCACATTCATTTTCATCAATGAGGATATCATCACGATTGCCTTCATTTTTCCCAAACAATATATTTAAGAGTCTATAATGTTGTGGATAATAAATTGTCGGTTGGCCTAAACTCATCAAGGTAACATTCCAACCTCGTTTTTGAAGTGCCGTTTTTAGCAACATGGCATCGGTATCATTCAAATCTCCTTTCAGCGGATAATATTTCCGGTAATGCGGATCCCGCTGATTAGCGGCACGGTCGTAATGAAAAATAATGGACTTATTACCCGTTTTTCGTTGTGCTTGAAAAAATTCATCAAACTTTTCGGCTATTTCTTCATGCTGATCCGGATGAATTACCCACATATCTTTAATCACCCGGAATTTCTTTTCACGTTTGTTTCGCTGGGCAATTACCAAACTCGAAAACGGACCCGGATCTAACCCTATGATTAAAGGCAAATCCTTATTCCAATATTTCAGATTTTTGCATGTATGCTTAAATTCCTGATCGATAGAAAAATTATCAATATCACCATAAGTATAACCATCATCAAAAGTGTGCTCTTTTCCAAATTTTCCGAAAAATCGATCTTTTACTTTGTGTTTTCTAACCGATAAAATGGATGTATTAAGTCTATCCTTATCTTTTATGTTTTTTACTTGATTTACAATATAATCAAGTCCTAATATCTTGATATTTGAAAATGATGAAGCCCGAACGTATAATGTTTGTCCACGCCTCAATTCAGTTAAACGTTTCGACCACCTTTCTATATACTTTTTCAGTTTGCTTATTTTTTGTTGGTCAAATTTATCTTCAGCAACTACTAATTCAGCTTTTTTCTGATCAACTTCAAAAGCAATCTCCTGAATGCAATCCATTAATTCAGGATTCATATTTGCTTCGTACTTAGTGAACCAATCATTATCAGTCTCAAAATTTGGTGTTGATGAAATACCGGTTATTCCCATGAAGTAATGAGAATGCCCAAATTTCGCACGATTGGCACGCAATGCAGGAATAATACGTTCAGTAAATTTATCTTCTGGAATTCGAAGCATTTCATCTACAAATAGGTGTGCAGCATTCTTACCGAGCATACTTTCAGGTCTGTCACACGAAACAAATTGTATCACACAACCATTAACAAAAGAAATAGTATGTTTCCAGTTATCAATGTAAGTTTCACATTTTGCGAAATGCTTTGGTGGCTCTTTCCCTATTTCAAAATATACACCTCGCTCGTAGTTCTCATAGAAGTACTCCATCAATCCCGGTAATATATTTTCAAGTATGGATTTGTATGTTGAAGCAGCAAGAACAAGAACTGCACCTGGCATATCATTCTGTATACGATCGATGCGTGGTGCAAGAACGTGTGTTGTTTTACCGGATCCACGACCCAATTCAGCAAAAAGGAATGTAGGATCGCATAGTATGATCTTAATTTGAATAACAGTCAGATAAACGGTTAAGAATATATCCTGAGCATACTTCTTTATTTTCATTTCTTTTGAATGTCAGTTATATTCAATTCCATTTCAACTTCTCCCTTTAGTCGACTCTTGTCATTACCACTGATATCGAACGATTCGATAAGAGTCAATGCCTGTTCGTATGCTGACAGTACCCCCTTCTTGCTTACACCCATTCGTTCTAACTGCATATCAGCAGAAACTATTTGAGGTTTAAACTTAATCCTATCAGGATTGATAGCGTTAGCAGATGCAGCAATCCTATAATCACGTGCACGTTCAAAGCAAGTACGTGCCTCTTTGAAGTCATGCGCAACCATATTAACTTCCCATAGCTTCATCATTTGATCAGCATAGTAAAGGTTCCATGCCTCGCTTGTGACTGAGCAATCAGAGTTGAAGTAATTGATTGCATCGTATATACGAGTCTTACATGCGGATATAGATAGGTGCGGGTATGACTTCTGAAGTCGTTTAGCACAATCAGACACAGACGCGTAGCGTCTGAACAGATTAGATGCTTCATTAACTTGAAGTATATAGTCAGCCAGTGCAGGTGGTATGCCTGTCTTCTTTGCGTCCCTTACTTCAAGGAATTTTTCTACAACTTCAATGGGTAATTTTTGCAGATGTTCTATCATAATTTCGACTATATGTATCTTGTTTTGAGCAAAACTAAGCAACTAATAGATGTCGTTAAAGGACTATTCTAAGCATTAATGAGTCAAAAGCAATGCATTTTTGCTATCTCTGCACCCAATATGAGTAACTATGTGTAACATGCTGATATAAATGGCTTGATCATATATCCCCTTTTTCGGACACTCTCGCATTACAAATCGAAAACTCAGCGGAACGGAGGAGACAGAGACATTTTGCGTTTTTGTTTGAGTCGTAGAAACATCATAGTTCCGATTATTAGATATTTATGTATAAAAAAAATATCAGATTGCTTGAATCTGATACTTTTTGAAGTGAAACCGTATATTTTATTGAAAATTCCAACTTCTAATCATTTTAAAAGTTGCTTTAATATCTCATGCCGGATTTTTGCACGGGAAAGGTTGAGCTCCCAACTCTGAAGTTCTTCATCCGATTTGTATTTCTTTGT